GTATACTCCCCCCAAACACTATCACACGGTACTGCCCAGACTCAACAGCCTCGAGTGCTATGGACTGCCTTTCAAATAATTCGTATTCCATCAATCCTCTTCATCATTCGGGTCGGGCATGCAGTCAATTATATTGCGAATCACAAGCACAAAGCCATACGCAAACGCAACTATGAACAGCGTAAGCAACAGCCCGATGCCAATGGCTTTAAGCATTACCGTCCTCTTTGGTTTTAATAATCACCAACGGCTCGGTAGTCTTGAGCGTGGTCTCATTGGTCTGCTTGGGCTTGCCGTATGCTCGGTCGAGCAGCAACTCGGCTGCGCGGGTATCGCCTTTAGCTGCGCGTGCGCGTATTGCTTTCAATATCGCTTCGGCAGCCGTAACGCCATCCTTCTCTTCGCCCAATACATCAGCGAGCAATACGTGAAGCTCCGGCAACTTACGAGGTCTGCCGTTCGGGTTTCCAGTTTGACCTTTCTTGAACTTATGCGGTATAATGTTTTCAGGTTTTGGCATCGCTGTTTTTTCGCTGTATTACTTAAACCATTGATTGTAAATTTCAGTTGCTATCTGTGCGGTCATAACAGGAGGAACTGACATACCTATTAAATACTTTGACTCAATCTTTTTAAAGTTGTAATCAAGAGGATAGGTACCTATTTGTTGAATATCTTGATTTGATATTTCTTTAAATTCATCAAAATAAATATATTGGTTTCCGCTTACAATTGTCGGAGCATAATCATTTTTTTTAATCAAAACTCTTCCAAAGCTTTTTTGTTTTTTTTCTGTTCTTAAACAAATATCTCCAAAATTTTTATCTGTTTCTATTCTTTGTAACCAATCTGAATATAACTTTCCGTCTTTTGATAAATTTAATCCTTTTGAGCTATCTATGAATTCACCTAATTTTATTGACTCTTCATTAAAATTTAATATTAATTTAGGAAAGTTTAAATCGTTTCTTTGACAAATAAAAAATACTCTTTCTCGCTTTTGAGGAACCCCCATTGATGCAGCATTAAGCAAAAACAATTGAACTTTATATCCTGCAGCTTCAAACTCTTTTTTTATCCTGTGAACGTATGCCTTTGCATTACCTTGAATTAATCCTTTTACATTTTCAGCAATTACAACTTTTGGCTGTAACTTTTTAGCTAAACGTATATAATCAAAAAACAAATCATCAAGCCTCTGTTCTGCCTGACCTTCACGAAATACTTTTGTTTTGCCCCAGTCCTTTTCTCTATTGCCAGCCATACTAAACGAACTGCAAGGCGGCGAACCATCTAAAATATCAAGGTTGTATAAATCTTCAGGAAAGTCTAGTCTATTCGCAAAATCTCGAATATCTTCAACAAACAAATATTTTGGGTTGTGATTAGTTTTATAAACGTCGGCTATTGGCGGGTCTATTTCAACGCCGCCTAAGTGCTCAAAGCCAGCTAATTTATAGCCCATAGTTGAGCCACCTCCACAAATAAAAGTGCCGAATACTTTTAAGCCATTACTTTGTGGATAGCCGTCTTTTAAATACCACTTATATGGAAATCTATGTTTACTCATTGCCTAATAATTTCCAAACAGCTTGCTCAGGTGTTGAAGCTATTTTACTTAATTGTTCCCGAACTATTTGATATTCTTCTTCAGTATATTTTAGCTTAATTATTATTTCTGCATCTAAAGAATCAATATCAATTTCTTCGTTTTTATCTGAATAATCTTGTGTTTCAAAGTTTGCAACATCCACCCCCCACGCATCGAGCTGCTCGGTGTCCCAATCATTCTGAAGCATCGCCCAATCCCACTCGCCTCCGCTTACGTTATCTTTGATTAAGAACTCGCGCTGCTGCTCTTCGGTTAGGTTATCTGCAATGATTATGGGTATCTCCTTTAATCCGGCTTCCTTGCAAGCCTTTAAGCGCATATTGCCGCCAAGCACAACCATGTCGGTATTCACTACGATAGGACGAATGGAAAGCATCTCAGGCAAGTCTTTGATCGACTGCACCAATTTAGCAAACTTCTCATCCTTAATCAATCGAGGATTGTTCGGGTTGAGTTTAACTTCTGATATCTTAACTGCTTTTGTTTTCATCTCCTACGTGCTTTGCGGTACTTCTCAGCCTCTGCATATGCAATCGCTGTCGCTTGGCTGGGCGAATATCCTTCGCCAATTAGCTTGCGGATGTTCATCGAAATGACCTCTTGGCTGTCGCCTTGGAATAGTGGCATGCTATGCTGTGATTAGTTCGGTAAAGATGCGGCCTTCGTGCTGCGCATTTAGGCTGTGCCCATTGGTAACGATTTGATTGTATTGCCGTGGGTAGATAACGAGGTTGTGTAGCTTGCCCGATGCGAATACTTTGCATGTATAGGCATTGTTCTTATCGCGGTCTTCAGTTGGCAATATAACCCCGAACTTATACTCAGGTTCATCGGTTGGGAGAATCAGCTTGTTAACCTCTGCAAAGCCTTTCAAATCCTTTTCAGTGAATGCCACGGCTATATCGTACTCCATGCTCGGATGCGTAAGGTAGCCGAAATAATGCGGCTTGCCGTTCACCTCTGAATCAATGAATACTCCTGCTCTTAGTCTGCTTGTCATAGGTTGTATGTATCAATGCGTTTCTTAACCATTTCAATAAAGCGCTCCATCATTGCCGCGTAGAAGCTGTTGAAGTCCTTATGCCCTTCGGGCGCGTGTTCGAATAGCACGTAGAGTGTTGATCGTAACCGCTGGCTCGGTGTCTTGCTTCCAAGCTCTGCGGCATCGAGCTTCAGGTTGTTGAGTAGCTGTTCATCGTTGTAGTTGAACTGCTCGCCTTTGAATGCCATCACACCCACGCCACCCATCCACTGGTTGAACAGTGCGCTCGTTTGCTCGGGTGAAAGCTCCTGCGTTCCGATTGTGACCTTAATCGTTTTATCCCGGCGCGTGGCTACCGATTCAATGGCACATGGTATGGTTAATAGGTCAACAGCCATATTCAGGTATATTCTGTTTAGGTTCGTGCTTTGGGTTTGTCTTTAACCCATCCATGTAATCGTACACCATCCGGCGAATCGTTGACTTATGCGATTCAGGAACGCGGAAGGTAATGTTAACCGTTGGCTCGCCATATAGCGGCTTCGCTCCAGCGCCCTCGCGGTAGCCCCCTCGCCCTGTCTTTATGTTTTCACTTTCCATTGATTTGCAAAGATAAGTATTTATTTGATTGTGTGGTGCATTTCGATGCCGTTTTTTTTCAAAAGCATCAGCCATCCATAGCAGCGTTTGAGGTATGCCTTGCGCACGAATGAGCCATTAGGTGCGTGTTTTAAGTGCGCTGCGTAGCTTCGATGCGTTCGCGTTGTGCTGTGGTATGTTACGCATCCATCAGTTATCGTTGCCTCGCTCGGTTCGTAGTTATTCATGCGCTCGATTAGTTGCTCTTCGATTGTCATTGCTTAGGAACGATGTTCTTAGAAAGGGCTTATATCAAAACTTTCATTCGGCTGCATTGCCTTCGGCTCGAGCTCAACTGGTAGAAAGGTGCTGCCACCACTCGAGCCGCTATCGTGAAAGCTCGTGATCGTGCTATTGTGCTTAAACCGAACCTCACCAGTTGAGCCTTGCCGGTGCTTCTCGAATAGGTAAAAAACATCCGAGCTGTAAGGGTTGCCAGCTTCATCATTCAATCCGTAGTATTCAGGTCGATAAACAAACATAACCGTGTCGGCATCCTGTTCGATACTGCCCGATTCGCGAAGGTCTGAGAGTATCGGTCGCTTATCGGCGCGTTGCTCGACTTGTCTGCTTAACTGGGCAAGCGCAATAATGGGTATGTTTAGTTCCTTCTGCGCTGCTTTCAACGTTCGGCTTATCTCTGCAACCTCAGCCTCGCGATTACCGCCTCTAAAGCCCTCTATCGTCATCAGTTGAAGATAATCAATGATTGCCCATTTGCAATTATTCTTACGAGCCTCGCGCCGCATTATGCGTATTGCCTCATGCACACCGCATCGCGGCTTATCGTAGATTGTGATTGGTAACTTCTCAACTAATCCGATCGTAGTTTCAAATGCGTGTAGCTCTGGCTGTGAAAGGTTCCCATCGCGAAGCCGTGCGCTGTTAATCGCATCGTTCGCGTGTTGAAGTATGAGCCGCTGGCAGAGCTGGCTTTGATTCATTTCCAGGTTGAAGTATATGCCCGGCTCATTGAACTGGCAGGCGTGGTATAGTGCGAGGGCTGTTTTACCCATCGATGGGCGGCCTGCTAAGATTATAAGCTCGGGATGAAAGCCTCCAGTGAATCGATTAAGCGCTGCGATGCCGGTATTGAGCCCGCTTGTCTTACCGCTTTGGTGTAACGCTGCGCGGCGGTAGTATGCTTGCCGCTCTTCGTGGGTGAGCTGAAGTGTTGTTATGATGTTATCGGTAGGGCTGCCATTCTCGATCAGTGTATTGAGGCGCTTAATGATGTTTACGGCTGTTTCACCGCCGCTCTTTAGCTTGCCTAAGCCAAGTGCCTCTTCGGTTAGGATGTGGTTTATATTGCGCTTGATGTGTTCATCTTTAAGAATGCTGATGTACTCATTGATCGGCTCGGAGTAACTCAGCTCATTGCCCCACTGGGTGACAGATGCAATCTGTTGCGGTGTTAGAGATTTGTCCTTTGTCGCGTATTGCCCGAAGGTAACGAATGTAGGCTGCTTGCCGTCCTTCATTATCGCGTTAATGAGCTTAAATGTTTTAAGCGCGGTGTTATCTGCGAAGTAATCTTCGATAAGCTGCGGCGCGATTTCTCGGTAGTTATCATCGCCGTTAAGGCAAAGAAACATAAGAGCCTGTTCGATTTTAGGGATTGAGGTCATGTGTTAAAAGTTTGGCGGTGGTTAGCCGCCCTTTGTTTTATAAGCTATCACAAAAATTAACAAATTCACTTTCAGGCAAACGCTCCATTAAAATATCAAGGGCAACATCCATAACTATTGAAGCTGCATTTGAAAAATCGTTTGCTAATTTCTTAACCTCAACAATTAAATCGTTAGTTGATAAGGTTTCCATTTTTGCTGTTGCTGTTGCTTTGAATTGTTCAGTTGTCATTGTGTAAGTGTTTGATTGTTTAACAGCACAAATATAAAACCTTATTTTGAATCTGCAAGACTTTATCGAAAATAAATTAAAATATTTTATTCCATCTTAACCCCCATCGAGGCGCGTGTCTTTGTTGGTGCTGTGTTTGCTGGTTGTTTATCCTTATCGCGTTTATTCCAAGTAACCAATCTGCGCCCAGTATCCCAAGCATCTTGAGAGGTTAAGCGTATCCTACCATTCGCAAGCGGCTCAGTCCAATAGTTAAAGAAAGCATTTAGGAGTTCCTTAGGGTATCTATCCTTGTATGCCGTCATTGATTCAATCAAATCTTGCTCGCTCCACTTCTTAAAGTTAGCATTATTTTTATAATTATCCTTCTCTTTATCCTTATCCTTCTCTTTATCCTTATCCTTATCCTTATAGGCTTCCGTTTCGCTTTCAATTCGCTTAGGTTTCGCTTCCGATTCGCTTCCGATTCGCTTCGATTTCGGTTTGCTTCCGTTTATGTAGTTAGTATTGCCCTTTGTTAACACAGGCTCAAAAGCAATGAATAATGCCTTCGCGAGTCCGGTTAATTCAGTCTGTTTGAAATCGAGCGAATAAAGAAAAATTGCATCGTATAACTCAAGCCTTGCGGCTTCAGGTAGCTCTTGCATTGCCTCATACATTGATCGGTAAAATATGCAGGTATCTCGCTTATCCATTGTAAAAAAAATGCCCTTTGATGGCTGCGGTCAGAGCGGCTCGGTTATTACACTTCGCCTCGCAGCCCCCAAAGGGCTTCAAATGTTTTACACTCATTCAGGCTCTGACCTCTGAATGCTCAAATATACAAATTTTATCTGACTTCCTTGCACGATACCCGCGTATCGGTAGTGTATTTTTTATTGTTAATGATTACCGTTGTGCTGGTTGTCATCTGCTCAACGTATTGCTTATTCTCGCGCCGAGTCATGCCGCACTGCTCAATGATAACAGGCGGCTGCGGCTGCATCTGCCCATATTGATTGGTGCTGCTCTGCATGATTCTACATTCAAAGCATCGCTCGCAGCTGGTGAATAACATCGAAGCGGCAATTAGTAGGCACGTAGTGCTTGTGTAAATTGTTTTCATGTGTTTAGTTGTTTATCTTAAATACTCTTCAATTATTTCAATGCACTCCATTAACCCAATGCCGAACACGGCCTTATAGCCTACCATGTTGAGGTGGTTCAGCATTGCGTGTTGCTCTTCAAGGTGCTGATCGGCATATAGCGTTCCGTCCTTGCGCTGCGTTCGTTCGCCGTCCTTTTTGATTTCGATGTATAGCCCGGCGTAACCATTCGATGGCTGGCAGATGAAGAGGTCAGGGTAGCCGCGATGCGGGTTAAGTCCCTTGTGCGATTTCGCCTGCCCGATGCTCATCTTCACGCCAGCGCTGAAGTCAAAGCGCCATAGTACTCTCGGGTGCTTTAGTTTCATAAACTTCGCGATTGCAAAGTAGATATCTGATTCTTTAGCTTTTCTCATCGCGAATACACTTTATCAATCATTCGTACCAGCTCGACCTTATTAAGGCGTTCAGCATCATCGTAGAGGTCAATAACGATGCAGCGATTGTTCTCATAATCGTTGTAGAACTTCCGGTATTTATAGTTCGATTCATAATAATCGAAACCGCAAGCCATGAGGTATGATGCCACGTTCTTATAATTGTGGTTTGTAAACTCGCTCAAATCGCCTAAATCAACTGCTGTGCTCATCCTTAAAGTATTTAGAGATTAACTGCTTCGCGTTCTCAATCTCAAGCGCATTGTGCCGGTATAGGTAGAGGTCGCTAAACTTACCAGACTGCTTCACCTTTGGCGGTATGCCGATGTAGTAAAAATTCGCAGGGTTAAATCCCATCAGCATCGAGTACCATACCGCCTGAACGTGGTTGAGGTGCCGTATCATATCCTCGGCGAATGCCTGCATAGTTGGCGCGCTTGTGGTTTTAACATCAGCAATAATACCCTCGCTTATCCAGCATAAGTCCATCATGCCCTTTGCCTCGCGTTTGATGCCATCGACCTCAATGCTGCCGAGCTTGATATATTCGTGCTCTGATTCATTGAACAATCGCGCAAGCATCGGCAATTCGTTAATCGCTGTGTAAACATTGCGCACAGGCTCAGGCATCTTAATGAATGGCTGCTCCAGTAGGTCAAAATGAAACGCAGCACCGGCATCGAGCGCGGCTTGTGCGTAGCTTATATCGCCTGTATAGTGGCGTTTGATACGGCTCGCGCTCGTTGCTGGGTGCTTAATGTATTGTTCGCGTGTCATAGACAAAGGCATAATATTGTTTTCCTAATTGCAGAGAATCGAGTGCGCCCTCATTGAATGCTTCAGTAATTTGCTGTGCTTCCATCGCTTTTGCTTGCTCGAATGCCTCGGTTATTGCTTCGCTGAAATTTACATTTGCTTCGTCATTTTCATGGTACTCAATGAATATCTTGATGACACGATCGTAGAAATAGTCTGTTGCGGTTTGCTTTTTCATTGCTTTGATTCTTTGGGTTGTTTGGATTCTTTGAATTGTTCGATTTGATCAAGTGAAATGAATATTTGCAGCTCATGGCAGTACTTTGTGAATAGCAACGGCTGGCCGTGCTCAACGATATATTCGCGTGGTATATTCCACGTTGCAAATTCATCGATTATGCGCACCGTGTCGAATCGCGTTGCATCAGTGATTAGTTTGTGATTGAGGCCATAGGCATTGCGATTAATGAGTAGGTGCTTAACACGGCTTCGCTTAACGATTAACGTGCGGCTGGTCATGTCGATGTCTCCGATGTATTTCGGCTTAGGGTTCAATGCGGTGTTCGCTAATTGAATCGATACGGTTAGCCTCTGATTGTTGCGGTTTACAATTATGCGATTGCCGAACTTGTCCTCAACGTATGCTGAATTGTCTGTTATTCTCATTAGATTTCCTCCCAATTTTCAATACGTTTGTAAACCTTATATCCGGCATCCTTAACCATTTGAATTGCGGCTTCGAGTGCTTTCTTTTGATCTTGTTCAGCAAGGTGTTTTTTAATTGAGACCGTTGGTCTGTTGTTTGTTTTCATGTTTATCTGATTATTTGAGTTTTAGATTCGTAAAGTTCAATGCCATCGATGCTATCCACCCCGAGCTCCTTCATTGCTTTAGGCAGCCCGGTCAATAGGTCTTCGGCGGTTAGGTTGCCGGATGCGAATTGAACAGAGAGCACCTTCAACCAGTCCACCTCGCCATTGGTACGCGCCTTAATCGTGGTGCGCACGTTCTTAGTGTGGTTCGTCTCAACGCTGGTAGTGTATAGGTTATCCGTAAACGATGCCATAATATCGTTAATCGATTGCGCTTGTCGCATTGCTGCCTCTGCTTCCTCTCTCAATCGTGCTTCAGCCGCAGCGCGTTCAACTGCCAGCTTCTCATGGTAATCGACCATGCGCTGCTTTGCCGATTCGATAAACTCGTTAAGAGGTGCGATGGTATCTTTCTCGAGCTTCATCAATTCCTTTTTGAAAGCATCGAGCGGCGTTGTTACTTCCTTACGCGCTGCTTCGATTGCCTTAACTGCATCGCTTACCTCCTTAACGCATGCTGTCATCGCGTTGTATTCACTCACGTTGTTAATGAGTATGCCTTTGTTCGCAGCGATTAACGATTGAGCGTTTAATGTTTTAGGCGAATTTATCGCGAGGTATATTTTTTCAATCGGTATTTGTACCTTTGCCAAAGTGTTCATGTTTGTTTCTATTAGTGTGAGAGGGGCGGCGCTTTACCGCCCCTTATTTATTTAACACAGAATTATTTGCGGCTGTGTTTATTAATCCCAAGGTAAATCATTCGCCGCTTTCTGTCCGAAAATATCGTCAATATCCGGCAGCTCTTCAATGTTTTGCGGCGGTTTATTAAACGCTGACTTCTGCTCGTTGCGGCTCATTGCAATGTATTCGTCCGATTCTTTAATCTTATCTTGAATGAACTCGGGCAGCTTGGCGAAGGTAGCTTGATCGTGCGCGGTTGGCGTGTAGGTGAATGCCTCGTTAATCGGTGCTGGGCATTCGTACCCCTTCATAAGCGGCGCGAAGCTGATAATGTTTGCGTAGGTATTCTCGCCTTTCGTTACGTGAGCAATGTTAACCATGCAGGTCTTACCGAGCATCTTGAATATGTCGAGCTTTGCCGCCTCGGCATCGCTTAACTTTTTACCCATCCATGCTGAAAGGTCGCGGCGTAATAACGCCTTTTCATTCATCGAGAGCGTGTAAATGCTGCGCACGTAGTACGGCTGACTGCCTTTCGCTTCATCGAATACCGCCAGCTCGGTAGGTAGTTCGAATAAGAATTGAACCTTGCGCTTTTTACCGGGATAGTTACCACCCTGCTCAGTGGTTCCGAGGTCAATGATTTGATAGCAGCGTGCAGGGTAGCTGCCTTCGGGTGCGATTTGGCGATTCGATTGTCCGCCGATTGGGGCTGTTAGTGCCATGTTATAAGTGTTTAAGGGTTAAAGATTGTCAGATTCGAGTGATTGGATAAGGTCGCGGTTAATGCCATCGATTACGCTGGTAAACCTATCGATGTAATCAGCGCGAGATAGTGGTTCGAATAGTCGATGTTCAACTGGTACGCCCTCGACTTGCTCGCGGTGGAACTTACGCGCCATGTTTGCAGCGCCTGAATCGCAGCGTGTGTGAATGCCCTTTTGGCATCCGTGTGAAACGAGCAAGGTCATAACGCCGCTGAGGTGGTCGTAATGGTAGAACTCTGTGCGCTCGTAGTTTTGGAATGTGGTACTTGTGTCCATGTGTATAATTGTTTAAGTGTTTAAAGATTTGAAATTGCTGCGATGAGTTTAAGTTTTAAGGAGTCAAAAGTTGCATAAGTCTTATGAAAGTCATCGCTACCGATGTAGCTTGCATCCTCCTTAACTGCCTTGTTCAATTGTTCGCGAAAAAACAATACTGACTGAAAGGCATCGAGCACCTTTGTATGCTCATTGTTGCGGTTGCAATTGTGCTTAACAAGCGAAGTCAGTACATCTATTCTTTGCTCGCTTTCTGTTTGTGTGATTGTGTTCATGGTGTAAGTGTTTAAAGGTTTGAAAGTTTAAGGTGAATGGGCGGTTATTAGCCGCCCGTGAGGGGTTAGTTAAAGTAAGCGTCGTAAGCGTCGCGGGCTGCAAATAAATCGTTTAATTCGTTTTGTAATGCAACTTCTATCGCTTCCATTTCTTTAGTCCAAAAAGACTGCTCATGCATTTTGTCTAAAATATCTAAGCGCTTTGCGATTTCTGCTTGGATTGTTGGGTTAATTCTGAAACCCATTTCTGAAAATTCTGTTTTCATGGTGTGAATGTTTAAGTGTGTGATTGTTTAACACTGCAAACATACAACTATTATTTGAACCTGCAATACACGAACAAAGAAAAAAGCAATTATTTTTTGAAATAATTTATAAAGTGCTGATTTACAACGCGCCTAATTTTGCGCCCTTGCAATACCGAAACCAACAAGCCCACCAAGTGCGAAAGCGAATGCGCGTGTCTCATACCACTTCTTCGGCGGCTCGGCCACGATTATGTTATTCATGCCGGTAACGGTTACGTATGGGTTGTCGATACCAAGCCTTACAACCTTATCGCGCTTACGCGAAAAGAAGCCTTTACGCAGCGTATCTCCAATTGCAACGGTATAAGATACCGGAATGATAATTGAATCCAACTGAAGCCGTCCTAAGCGGTTAATCTGCCCACCTATCTCGAGCCACTTACCCGGCCGATGGAAGGTGCGAGGCAGGCGAAGGTGCGGAAAGCTATCTATATACACCGTTTCACCCAGTTCGAATTGCGTTACCACCTTTGTCCTCGTTTGGTACCTTACCACCACTTCAGGCTCACGCAATTCCAAGGCTCGCAGCTTGGTGCCTGCCGCTGCGAGCTGCACGCCTTGGCTGTGTATCTTGCTGCTATCTCTGGCGATGCGAACAGCGTACTCATTGTTCAGCGAATCGAGATACATCGCATTGCTTTCGGCCTCGCCCAATGCCCCGCACGTGCGAAGCAAAAGCAGCAATAGGAATAGGCATATTGCCAACAGGCTTAACGTGCTGATGTTGTTTTGCTGCATAGTATAAGTTCGTTTAATCGTTTGAGGTAAGTGCTCTTATCTCTCAGCTCGTTGAGCAATATATCGCCCGCGACCTTGATCGGCATCGACTTCTCGGCTATGTAAACTGCCAGCACCTTCACAAGTCGCTCATCGCATTCGCAATCGGTTGCTGGTAGGTTGCTCATAATTGCCGCGTTGCTTTTTTGACTAACAACCTGATGACATTGTCGAGCTTTTCGACACTATCCTCGAGCATCTTCATCACACCTTCGCGTTCCTGATCGGTTGCCCATGTATGCTCGTTTATCATTTTCACCAATCCACCAATCGATGTCAATGGCTGGCGAAGTTCGTGCGATAGGGTGAAGCGAAACTCTTCCAGCAGCATCTTTTGCCGTTCATATTCATGGCTTGAGATGGAAGTAACATCGACAAGCTGAATGCCGATGAAGTGCAGCATATCAACAATGGCGTAAACATTCCACATATTGAACCGCTCGGAGCTTATCTTCTGCTTGGTCTTTGCGTATGCCCGAATCGGGTCGGGCGATTTGCTTTGAGCCTTTCGAATGGCTGCAAGCAGTTCATCGCGGTCGCTGTCTTGCGCTGCGATGTCAAGTATATTGCCGGGCTTTATGTGGCTGGAGTATTCGCGGAACAGGTCATTCGTGGTGACGATGTTGCCATCCCTGTCGGTGATCACATAGAAGAGGTCAATTGATGACTCAAGGATGTGCAGCGATGCCATGCTGCAAAGATACGTTAAACTGAACGTAAATCACTCAAGAAAGCACGCCATGCAGGCACGCATCCGAGCGCATATTTGATGGTAAGCAGCATCGTGAAGGTTAGCACGATGCCATTTGCGAGTATATCGTAATTCATAGGCATTGGCATTTCCGGCTCGTTTCTTACAGCGTGAGTTTTCGGGATGTAATACGTGGCGGCTGGGTACAAAGATACATCACAGGGCTGAATCGTGTCGAATGCTGTTAGCACTTTCGCCTTTGGCGGCTGCGCCATGACTGCCTGAAAGCTTTCGCGGTTGGCTTGCTGGAATGAGGTATCGGCTTCGGGCGCATGCCAGCTCATGGTATCGATGTTGAGCTTGCTGTGGCGCACTACTTTGATGGTATCTCTTCTAATCTGTTGCATCGCTTTTGGCTTTTGGGATATATCCTGCGGCTATTAGTGCTGCAATGATGGCTGTTAATGTTTCGGCTGTTATCACTTTGAAGATTAGCAAAAAGATTGATACCAAAATCATCAGCGAACCGATTGTGCTGCGCCAGTGCTTGACGATTATATCGAGTATTCGCCTTGGTTTGGTAGGTCTTCGTGCCATGCCTCAATATACGCACACGCCAGCGCAGCGTTTGGGCAACGTAGGGCTAAAAATTACAAAGTGAGAAATAGAGATTCGCCTCTTCGCGGCGGCGATTGGTCAGCCCTGTGAGCACCTTCCCGCCTGCCTTGTTCCACTTCAGGAACTCATCGAGGATGCTCGGGTCGGCTGGGTTGGCTTTGGCTTTTTTTAGCAACGTAGATTTGACCAACGCACCAGTCCCTACGTTATATGCAAAGCACACAAGCGCATCGAACTGGCATTGGTTAATATTTGGCAGGTGTTTATTTACCGCCGCCTCGAATGGGTCAAGCGTTGCGAGTAGCAATTGCGTTGCTTCCTTTTCACTCGAGAGCTTTTCGCCCAGAATTACCTTTTTTCCATTCGGGTAGCGTGTGCTTCCGTAGCCTATGGTCGGCACTGATGCCGCACATAGGTAGCTTGAGAGCCTCAATCCCTCGTACTTCTTAATCAGATTAAGCCCGAGAATTGAGGTGCTGCGCATTATGGGATAACTACTTTAATGGTGTCATCCGATTGGTCATGGTATAGGTAGTAATCACCAGCATGCGCACCAAGCGCAACCGTTATAGCAGCGGCAGCGGCTGTGGCATCTGCATAACTTGGCAAGTTCTGCGCAGCGATAACAAACATATTGTTTAGTGTATTGCTATTAGCGGCATCTTCAC